CTTAGGACCAGGATTGATATCATCTGGTTCTACCATTTTTGCGCCATCAGCGCCTGCTAACTGCATCATGCGGAGTATTTCTGCTACTTCGCTTGCATCTGCACCATTGATATTGATGCTTGCTTCGTCTAGTTTCTTTTTCATTTTTACTCCTGCTAGATCTAATATTCTTGACTCTTCCATATCATCTATGGTTTTGTATTTTATTCTTGATAAAAATTTTGTTCTTACCTCATCTGCGTTTGCTGCACCTTTAGGATTTACTTGACGTAGACTCGGCACGGTAGAAATATCAATTACACCCTTACCTGGAACATCTTCCATATTGAATCCTGCCTTGCTTGTAACACCAAATAATTCTTCTGGTGTATTTCTTCTGGATCTGCGCAAAGCGTCAGCTCTTTCTTTGAACATCGCTAATGTTACAACTAAGTCGTTGTTGTTATTATCTAATTCTTCTTCAAATTCTGCTTTTGCGTCTGGAGACAATCTATCAGTAATACCTTCTTTAGAAACAGGTCCACTGGCAATTTGTGTTTCTGGTGCAGTTGGTGTTTCATCACCTGGTTCGGTTGGACTAATTTCTTCTGCTTGAGCAAGAATTTCTTCTGCTGCTTCTGGTGTTGTAGTGCTTACATTGATCTGATTCATTAGATTAGATAATCTAACTCTTTCAGGGCCTTGAGGTAGAGCATCACGTTTACTTTTTATTATATTCCATATATCTCTTGCACTACGTTGTGTTGTAGGCTTTTCTTCTGTCTCATTTGTTGCACCTGTGCTATCTAATCTTGAACTTGGTTTTCCTGTTTCATCATGTGTTTCTTGTTCATCAGATGTTTCTGGCTCAGGCGGAGTTGGATCAGTAGGTTCTGGAGGTGTTTGTTCCGGTGCACTATCATCTTCAGGTGCTTGAAGTTTTTCAATAGCACTACGTGTTTCTGGACCTACTATACCATCAACTTTGATACCTTGCGATTGTTGAAGTTTTTTAACTGCTGCTTCTGTTTTAGGACCAAAGATACCATCAACATCATCTCCAGACATACCAAGTCTGCGTTGTAGTTCTTTTACACCTTCGCCTCTGCTACCTCTACGTAGCAATCCTTGGTCATATTTTGCACCAGTTACTGGACGTGGATTTTGTGCAGGTTGTTCATCTGGATTTTTCCATGTAGATGCCTCCGGTCCTTTATTGGTTGGATCATTAGCAAAGTTTTCGCCTGGTCCATATGGAACTTTTTGACCGTTTACAATTTTACCTCTAACAGTTGCTGGATTGAATCTTCCCAGTATACCGTCAGCATTTGGATTACCTTGCCATGGTTGTATTTTACGATCAGAGCCCATCCAATATATTTTACCATCGCTATGTGCCATTAATTTATTTGCACCAAATGCTCCGCCATAGTGTGTTGGCACAAAATTTGTCGGTGCTGCTTCTTTGATTACTTTTACTTCAGAGATTTTCATATTAGGCTCCTACTGGACTTTTTGTATTTTCAGCATCGCCAATATCTTTGCTGTCGCCTGCTGGGGCTTCACCTACATAATCGTTTGATCTTTCTTTACGTGCTGTTTCTAATTCTTTCAACAAATTCATAACACGGGCACCGCCTGCATCTTCTTGTGCAGATTCGCCTTCTAATTCTTCAGTTGTTAGTTTAGATACATATTCTTCTTTTGTGTCTTCGTGCTGATATAGTTCTTGTGGTTCGTTTGGATTACGTACGATAATATGACTTTGAGGAACACTGCATACACTTCCTAAATATTCTTGTAATACTTGTACAGTAGTTGGATAAGTCAATTCAACTTCATAATAGTGTACTTCACAATTCTCCAATTGTGGGAAATCCAGTGGACGCTCTTGAATTGGTGTTTTCTTACCAGATGACATTTTTGTAATGCCAAACTTTTGCAATCCTGTTTCCATCATGTCTTCGCAACCGTCAGGTTGTTCACCTGCGATGCCAATTTTAAATTCATATGTTTTTTTAGATTCTGTTAAATAATCAGCAAAATTTTTCATCGATGTATCCTAAACTATAATACTATTTATCTTTATCTATGCCTTTTAGACGCTCTAATAGACTGTTACGGTCAGTTACAACATATCCTTCTCCGCTAACAATATCACCGTCACCTGGTCCGCTGTCTCTATCCATTTTTTCTTTTTTAAGTTGTAGCTCAACCATTTTTAGTTTTTTATCTAGTTTTGCAACTTTTGCATCTAAACTAGTTTTTAGCATAGTACCAGCAACTTCAAATACTCTGCCACTGTAACGACTTTCTACATTCATTCCTAAATCCATCAAGTCATCATATGCAGTCATTGCTTTGTCAGCAACTTCATTAAGTTCTTTATCTGCCATATCACCTAAGCCTTTTACAGCAGGCAATGCACTTGCTATCTTGTCAAACTCTGCAATATCACGGAATGTGTCTTCGTGCTGCACAACTGGCGCAGGTTCTTCTTCTTTGAGATCTTCGTTGTCAGGCAAGTTTAACATTTCTTCTAATTTTTTAGTCATAGTACGTTTCCATTATATGCTAGTATTATTTACCCCAGTTTTTATCAGTGTTCATATATGCGGTTATAGTTGAACGCCAGTTGTTGCCACTTTCGTAACTGTGCCACGTTTCTCCGTTGTTGCCAGCAAACACTAAGCAACGTCCAGGCTTCCACGGAATTTCTATCTTGCCTTCTTCGTCTGAGTTTGACATAACATATGTGCCAATACTTTCTACTGGACCTATGTAAGTAACAAACGTCCACACTTTTGTTTCGTCATCGCAATGAGGTTTAAAACTGTAACCTGCTGGATTAATAGCTAAATGTCCTAAAGGATATGTTTTACCTTTTCTTGGAGATGTGTAATCAAAACCACGTATAACTCTTGGCATTCTTGCAATAGCATTTTCTAGTATTTCTTTTTGTGGACTAGGCAAATCTATTGCGTTGTAATGACGTTTTGTGTTATGTTGTTTTATGTGCTTTTTACTAAATTTTTGTAGCAGTTTAACTTCTTTGCTATTTAAAAAATCATCAATAATCCAATGCTTCCATGGCGAATTACTTTCAACAATATTCATCGTCTTTTTCCTTGATGGAATATATCGCCTTCGTTAACCACTCTAAATACCATGCCCTTTTGTTTACAATATGATTTGGCTGCTGTCCACTTAGCTTGATTTACAACATAATGTGCTTTATTAGATCTACTATTACCTAATTTATCTTTAAAGGTATGATTAGCAGGTTTTACTTCTATAAGTTCAACATGTTGTTTGCCAGTTTTATCATTGTACACTATAAAAAAATCCGGAACATAAATTGTATATTTTCCTGTAAAAGGATTTCTGTACGGTATTCTTATTGCTTCACTTGCCCATTTTGTAATGCTTTCATTAGTATCACACATGCGCATGAATGCAAATTCCCAACTGCTACGATATGTAGGTGTGCGCCCGCCAATATATTTGTCAGGGTTTTTGAGAGTAAATTTGCCCTGAGCAAAGCGTCCCATTACAATCTCACATTTCGGTTTTCAGTTGTTTGAATATTATAATTGTTTTTGTAACCTAAAGCAGAAATTCTACTTCTATTGTTATTCAAGATTGCACTTACTAATCTGCTAAGTTGTACTTCATCTAAACCTTCCAAAGTATCTATTATGTCAAATACTTTTTTATTTTCGGCTTTTGCTTGTTGAAGTATTACTGTTGCAACTGAAATTGCAGCATCTTTTGTAAATTTACGTTTTGTAAAAAAGCCAACAACAGTATCAACTTCATTGCTAGTAAGACTAATTTGCTTTGTAAAATATCTGTCAAAAAGTTGTCTTACTTCTTTACCGCTGTCTTGTTTTTGTGCTTTTTCTTCTTCTGCATAACTGCTCATTACAAGATTCCTATTTCATTTAAACGAGATACAAAACCTTCTGTACTAGATTCTGTTGCCGCTGCTTGTTCAATTTGTGATTTTACATTAGGAGACAAGGTATCATAAAATTGTTTTGATTCTTGTATGTTTCTTCCTGTATAAGTTGATAATTGTGTTGTTGTACGACTTTTTGCAAAGTCTGCTAGTCTTTGTGGATTAGCATTTACTTCTCTACTAAATTGTTGATTACTAATGTTAAAATTTTGATTTAATGAACTAATCGGTTGTGCATTAGTAAATGCTGTTTGATTGCCTTGTGCAGGGAAAAAGTTTGTCGAATTAGCAGGCGGCAAATTTATTCTATCAATTGATTGAACGTTTGTAGAAAGTTGTGATTCACGTTGCTGAGAATTGAAATCAGTAAGATTAACTATATTTGCTAACAAATCATTAAACACTTCACTCCAAAATGTATTGTCATCTGTGTCTTTTGCAACACTGCTAGTGCTTACACTTTCATAAGGACTTGGCATTGTATCATAATGACTAACATCGCCAAAGTTTTGTATTTTTTCTGGTGAAGTAATTTCTCTATCATATAATACACTTTCATATGCTAATCTCATAGAATTACGCATAATACCCGATGCATCTGCTTGATCCACCCTGTCATGTTGCCATTCTGTGATAATTGGATTTACCAATGTAAAACTAGTAAAAGTACTTTCTTTATTTTGCGGATGCAATTGGTGAATTGTTATACTATTAAAAAATGGTATATCTGTAGGACGTCTTCTGTTAAAGCCGTGTCTATATGTATTTGCTACATCTGTATCATACAATTTTGTTTGATATGCTCTAGGTCTACTGCTTTGATCAGTATAGTTGCCATCTTGGTAATAATATCTATAATATGCTTCCCAAAGTAGTGTTGTAAGTCCTGCATTATCATCGTGGAAGTCAATGTTAACTTCATTATAAGTGAGTTGTGTTTGAATAACTTTTTTTCTATTGTATTGATTTAATGTTTCACTTTGAATACTATAACTTGGCAAGTCTGCTGCGTTTGCAAGTAAGTTAAATTCTCTTTTGTTCAAAAGACCAAATACACTGTTTCCTAACACACTTAGTGCAGTTGTGTTTACATCTATTACAACATGATAAAGAAATTTAGTTTTAGGAGCAAGACGAAAATTATTGCGTCTATACAAAGCAGAAGCGTGAGCAAAATCGCCCATGATGCCCTTACCACTGTCTATACTACTGAAATTATCGTAAAAACTATTTCTTGCCATATAGTATTTATCTTTATTTTAAAGTGCGTATATAAAGAAAAAGGAGCCTTTCGACTCCTTTTTTTGATGCAATCTCGTTTAAGTATTAAAGAGCTGCGCCGCCTGTAGCACCTGTGCCTGTTTCACTATTTCTATCTTGGAAATTGTTTGGTGTACCTACGCCAACATTTAATTGGACTGCATTGTCATATGTGATGCTTAGAGCAACTGTCATTGCATCGTTTGTTCCATATGCCATGCTACCGTAATCAACGCTGTTTAGATAACAACCATATAATTCCCAGGTTTCTAGTACTTGTGGAGTGTTTGCGCCGTTTCCACCATCTAAGACTTCGATACGTTGTGTAAATTTATAGTCTTGACCTGTTGCAGCACTCGCCTGTTCAAAAAAGTCGAATTGTTTCTGTAGTTGTTCGCCAACTAGTTTTTGTACGTTACCGTTGATGTCATCACGTAAATTTACTGTAACAGGTTGCCATGTATGCTTACCTGCCATCATAATTTTACTGTTATAAACATCTAGCGTAATTTGTTCAAACTGAATGTTTGGTCTACTTGCATCGATAACTTGTTTTGTTAGTTCTGTTGTGTTTCCTGTAATACCAAAGTTTTCTAGTGTCACTCTAAAGCGATACTGTAATTTTGGCATAAGCAAACCTTGACTACTACTAGTAGTATCGTTTGCTAATGGAACTGTTAAATTCAATAGAGTT